AAACCGTAACAAGTGATACTAGCATTAGAACCACTGATATTACCTTGAAGGTTTATTTCACCTCCTGCATAACTAGTTCCATAATATAAAAGTCGATAACCCGAAGAACTGGTAGAACCGAAAGAACCGTTTCCACTGCATCCAACAAAGCCAGTTGTCGTCAAATCGCCAGTAACATCAACACCAGAGCCATCGCACCGCAAACGTTCAGACCCATTTGCGGCTAAAATCATATAATCGCCATTGTGTTGGTATTGGACGTATCCTTTGTAAACATCTGTACCAGTTAGACCGTCACCAAAAAGCAAAGAGGAAGTACCGCTAGTTCCTGCTGTAAATGCAATCTCTGAATTAGCACTAGTGTTACTTATATGAAGTTGACGTAAAGGTGCTGCTGTACCAATTCCTACATTACCACCTTTGTCCACAACAAAATGACTAGCATAGTTTGTGCCAGTGGCTGAAGTGCTACTTTGCAAATCTAGTATAAACTGACCAGTATCATTGTCGCTAGTTCTTACTTGTAAACCCTGAGAGCTATCGCTGTTGTTTGTAATTCTAGCACCAAAAGCATTAGCAGACCCTACAATATCTAATGTATGAGCAGGAGAAGTCGTGCCAATCCCAACCCTATCGTTTGTAGCATCAAGCGTAACCCCTGAAGTCAACAAGTGTGCATCAACATCACTGTTAGCACCTGCAGGACCTGCAGGACCGGCAGGACCAGTGGCCCCTGCTGCACCGGCTGCTCCAGCAGCACCAGCAGCACCTTGTGCGCCATCATTACCATCTGCGCCGTCTGCACCGGCGGCTCCAGCGGCTCCAGCTGGACCTTGGGGACCAGTAGCACCAGCGGCTCCATCATTACCATCTGCACCAGCTGGACCAGTAGAACCAGTAGCACCAGCGGCTCCAGCAGCGCCTGCAGGACCGGCGGCTCCAGCAGCACCTTGAGGGCCAACTACGGTTCCTACTGTAATGGTATTGCCAAGGTTAGTTGTAATCGTTAAGTCGCCGTTACTGTCTACAGCTCCACTAGAAAGAGTTTCACCAGCAGATCCAGTAGCACCAGTTGGACCGGCGGCCCCGGTCGGGCCAGCAGGACCAACAACAGAACCTACGTTTGTAGAATTACCGAGGTTGGTGGTTATTGTTAAGTCACCGTTACTGTCTACAGATCCGGATGCAATAGTTTCACCCTGTGCGCCAGTAGCACCAGCTGGACCTTGGGGACCAGTGGCCCCTGCAGCCCCTGCAGCCCCTACAGCCCCAGTAGAACCTTGGGGACCGGCAGGACCAGTGGCCCCTGCAGGACCCTGTGGAATACTTTGATAAGCGTTCAGTGCAGTCGCGGCATCTGCAGCAGCTGCAGTTGCACTCGCAGCCGCATTCGTTTCTGAAGTTGCTGCATTAGTTTCTGAAGTTGATGCCGCAGCCGCGGAAGTTGCACTTGCAGCGGCTGAAGTTGCGCTATTTCCGGCTTGGGTCGTTGCAGTTGTGGCACTCGCAGCCGCATTGGTTTCAGCGGTTTGAGCCGCAGTAATAGCATTGTTAACATTACCGAAATTAGTAGCGATTGTATTTGTATTTGTCTCCGAAGTTGCTGCTGCTGCAGCACTTGCAGCCGCCGCCGTAGCCGAAGACGCACTATTTGTTTCGCTTGTGGAGGCATTAGTGCTTGCAGTACTCGCAGTTGTGGCACTTGCGGCACTATTTGTCTCAGAAGTTGCCGCATTTGTAGCTGCTAATTCGCTTGCTGTCTTCGCAGTTTCTGAAGCAGTCTTAGCGGTCTGAGCTGCAGCGGCACTTGCGGCACTATCAGTCACAGACGATCCAATAGCTGAAAGACTGTTCGCGGCATTGGTTGCGCTAGTAGACGCGTTTGCAGCTTGGGTAGTTGCGGTATTTGCATGGGTCAATGCTGAATTATTTGCAGTCGTTGCTGAAGTACTCGCAGCATTTGCGGATGTGGCACTTGCAGCCGACGCTGCAGCCGAAGTTGCTGCATTAGTTTCTGAGGCAGCTGCATTAGTTTCTGAGGCAGCAGCTTGATTAACACTTGATTGGATTGCTACCGTGTTTGTACTAGAAATCCCACTTTGGGAATAGAAAGATGAGGCCATAGTTATTAATCTCCATAAACTACTGAGGGTCGAATTACCTGACTAGTCCCTGACTGTTCTGCAGAATTACTTTGCTCCTGAAGTTCTGCTAAGAATTGTCCTGCCCTTTGTTCAAAGAGGTTGGTTCGATCATCCATAAAATAGTCCCCAGCATATGATAATGCAGTGTATGTTAGTAAATCTGAGGCTATGTTGGTCAGTGCGTTACTATCAGCATCTGTAGCTAAAGCAGGAAACTCACGGTAGTAATCTAAGAATAATGTCCCTGATGTTGGTTGGGGGTGTAGTAAGATTTGAACACCTTGACGACACATCAGTCTGGGGTTTCCCTGCTGTCCTGTCTTTTGGGCCTGGAGCATTTCGTGAATTGGTATTCGAGTAAGAGAAACCCCGTCCATGTATACATTTATGATTTCAAGAAGATTTACAGGTATAGTGACCTGTGAGGTCTGACCATTTATCGTATAACTTTGCTGGGCCTCTTGTGCAGGAGTTCTCAATAATCTTTGTATTCGAGTAGTTGCCTGATCGATGAAAGTGTCGGCCAAAGTATTACTGCAATCACTACGGTTTAATAGCTCTTTAAAATGTGTTCTAATTTGGCCTTTATTCATAATGTTTTCCTATGCTCTTCGAGTTTTAGGTTTTGGTTTAGGCTTTTTGGCAGTCTTAGCAGCTGCGCGAAATGCAGCGTCAGTCGGAGCGCCCTTAGCACCTTTGGGCCTTGGCGGTTTGCCCGATGCTTGTCTTGCGTGGATGTTTGCGTATAGTCCCTTAGACATCGTTAGATCCTTTTATCAGTTGCCATGAATGCTTCTAAGTTTTGATCTTTTAGTCGCTTCACGATTTCTACTGGGGTAGCTTCATATATGTTGAAGCCCTCGCGCTGCCATTGCTCGACAACGCCTACGGGTATTGCAGCGACACGCATGTAATCACCTTCGTTCTGGTCTTTAGATGCATTACGGCTGTCTTTGAGATCATCTAAGAATGCCTGGCTAATGTGTTGCGTGTGTTTGCGGAAAACGTCGTTACCTGTTTGAAGGTACTGAGTGTTAACACCAAGTAAATTGATGTCATTAGTTTTATTGTTGTTTGACATAATGTCTCCTTTTGGAAGTAAAAAAGAAGACCACCCGACGCCTGGGTAAGGAGAGCAAAAAACCCAGGGTGAGGTCGGGTGACCTTCAATGCTTTTTAGAACTTATGACAGTCCAGAAATCATCCCATCGGCACCAAAATTCATGTGCTTCAAAGAATATTCNCCGACTACAAAATGCTTNTCTGAGTCACCAGTGGCACTTAGAAGTGTACGTGAGAATGGACGTAACACTGCGGAGCGCCACATTGCTGGGTCAACCAGAAATGCATGTGTAGAAAGCTGGTGACGGTTCAAAACAACTTTGTAAGAACCGAATGGAGTTACTAGAAGTTCCACCACATTGACGAGTGTTTTACTGTCGCCAATTTCACGGTTTCTACCAGCAGCTGATGTAAAGCCAGCGACGATAGTTGAGTCGGCTGGTTTCAACATTAGAACTGTCGGATCTGAACCAGCGTTAAAGCAGTTTTGTCCTAGTGTTAGGATCTTTGCTTCAGTTAGTGGGTCAGTCGCGTTAGCACCAGCGTCAACATCTGTAGTGATTTGCTCTGTAGCAGAAGCCATTTCTCTGGCTACTGATGTCGAGCCACTAACAGCTGCATTCGACACGCCTACCATAGCACGTTCGAGGTCTCTTTTGATCTCTTTAAGTGCTTTACCTAGTTGGTCATTAATGTTCGCCTAAGTTCGTTAATCCTTAGACCGCCCGAGGGCTGCTCATGCTTTCGTAAAGATCTTAAGATCCATGAGATCAGACTATGTCATGTCAGTTAGTCACTGACCCATGCGCTTCCAGCCACTTGGCTGTACTCCTTGCGGATAGTCGTTGCACGTTCCTCTTTCGAGGCTTCGCTCAAAGTTACCATATCTTTCGACTTAGGCTTCCTTTGAATTCACACGGTTTATACTACGCTGCCAACTTTAAGTTATTACTGTAAGTTATTGTTAACGCAGTCTCTTTTGCTCTACCATAGGTGGCAATACTGTCACTAGTTGCAGATACTTGAAAAGCTTTAGTTAGTATCTGTGTTGTGCCAGTTCTTTCAGTTGCATTGGCTAAAGTTGCCATTGATGCATCTGCCCCTTCACAATATCTTCGCCTAAGTTCGTTACGCTTAGACCGCCCGAGGGCTGCTATAGGTTAAATTCCTATAGACGAGACTATATCATCATCCCGTAGGATGCTCTGCGCTTCCACTCACTTGAGTGTACTTCCTTACGGAATAGTCGTTGCACCTTCCTAGTAAAACTAGGCTTGGCTCAGGATTGCCCTCACCATGACGTGTTAGGGGTTCTTCTGAATTCACAGAGTTATTCAAAGTAGATTGCTCTACTAGGCCGCTAAAGAGTAGTTTACGGCAGCGTTATTTGCAGCATTTGCAAGTGAGTCCTCAAGCCAACTAAAGGTTCGAGCAGACACTTTTTCTGAGCGTATCATGCTGAAAAATGGGGTATCGGTTGGTGTAATGTCTGAGATACAAATGTTCATCTAAGGTCGTTAATCTTAGACCGTCTTTCGACTGCTATATGTTATGCCATATAGATCAGACCATATTATCACCCTGTTGCCAGGGGCTGTGCGCTTCGGGCTACTTAGCCCTACTCCATTTCTGGATGGTCGTTGCACCTTCCTTGATTTCTCAAGGCTTGGCTCAGGATTGTCCCGTAGGATGTTCCCTGAGTTCACACAGTTTGTTTTGACAGCTTACGCTGAAAGGACACCATCATTTAATGTCCGAGACATCTTCTTTTTTTCCGACTTGGTCGTATGTTGTGTACGTCGTCATTAGGTTTATTACCTTCTGTTAAAATGGTTGAACTTTATCGCTCCCATCTGCTTAACAGAGCATCAGCAATATCGTCTAAATCACCTGATCGACTGGCGTTTGTCTGAAGCTTTTGGACGGCCTTCTTTTGACGCTGGATCTTTAGATCGGTGTCATTGGATGGTGCCTTTTTAGTCTTCAGTACTTTACCAGAGCTATTCTTTGTTTTGATCACTTTAGCCTTCGCTTTCTTAACTTGGGCGCTAGCCTTGGTTTGATCGTAAAGTCTAGCTTTGTTGAGGATCATGATGACCTGGGGGTCAACATATTGATCTACTTGTTCCTGGGGTAAACCTTGGGAAACTGCATACGAGCGAATGTCATTGTACATTTCATTGCTCCAGCCTTCCAGGTTACTCTCAAGTACCTTGACGCATTCGTTAGCTTGCTTTTGCACTTGCTCTTGGCGTTGTGCATTGGCGTCACGATAGAATACATCAGCTTCCTCTTTTAAGAACTTTAGATCATCCTCAGCTGCTTTAGCTTCTTTCCGAAATGCAGCAAAATCCTCAGATGACATTTGTCGACTAGCGACAAGCATATCTACTTCAGCATAAGGCTTTATTCGGCTCTCAGCTCTTTCAAGTAACTTTCGATAACTGATGTCTGCCTTGCTCAAAGCTTCATCAGCTTCTTTGCGTCGGGCAGCGACTTCTTGAGACTTACGTGTTAAAGATGCCTCTTGACCATGTAGTCGTTTTAGAGATTTTAAAGATACCTGTTGTGCTTCGCCATCNACNTGGATTTCGACCAAAGCGTCTTCAGACAATGTAACTTCCGTTTCATCATCTTCTTGATCTGCTTCTGGTTCATCCTCGTCTTCAGCTGTTTCATCTGATACAGGGTCTTCGTCATCCTCTTCTACTTCTTCTAGGTTATCTTCATCTTCAGTTACATCTGAATTATCCTCGATCGTCTCTTCTTCAAGGGTTTCTTCAGTCGCCTCTAGTTCTTCACTTTCTTCAGATGGCTTTTCAGCGTCTGTCCAGCGGTCTAGTATGGCATCCGCTGCGTCCATGACATCATGGAACGCTTTGGGTTGAGTGGCATTATCTTGGACGTTACTCATAGTCCTATTGCTCCTCTTGGCTTGTGTCGCCTTCTTGCTCTTTAGCAATGATTTCATCTCTTACAGCGACTTGCTGCTTGAGAGTATTCACCACGTCAACGAGTGCGCGATAGTGGTAATATGTGTGGTCACGTTCTTCCTTTTCCTCGGGTTTGCTATTTACAAACCTTTGGAAAGAATTCTCGGTTAAACCGTTAATCACACGGGTGAATGGCTCTGACTTGAGAAGTTTCTCACAGTCGTCACCAATTTTAATTAATTCGTTTTGTTTGTTTTCCATAAAATATGCTCTCCTATACTATGGTTATTATTTCTTTGGTGGACGGCCCTTTTTAGTACCGTATGTTCCTTTACCTGATGGCATGGAATACTCCTTTGGTTGAAAACTGGTTACCCAGTTGGTGAAGCGATTGCTCTGACATCGTCAGCAGTCTTCGCAATTTCAAGCTCGGCATTGTCTACCATCTGCTTGTGTTCTAATTGAGCTTCTTTCAGATCCATATTGTCGGACTGAATTGCGAAACTCTGTTGTGCTTTAGCCTGTTCAAGCTGTACTTTCATTTGGTTAATCTGAACGTCCATTTGAGCTTTCATTTCAGCTAGAGCTGTCTGACGCTCTTGGATCTCAATTTGCTTCTGCTGCATCTGCATTTGCATCTCAGCTGCTGGATCTGGCTGCTCTGGTGGTAGCTGTTGAGGATCTGTTAAGTAATCTTTGACGTTCTTAATGCCATTCTGCTCCATGACATGTGTCATCAATGCATACTGATTTGGTGCCTGGTACATTTTAGACAATGTAGGATCTTGAGACATCAACCCATGTAAAGCCAAATACTTCTGAGCTTCTTGCTCTTGCTCTCCATATCCTAAATGCAGCTCTACAGTTACATCTCGCTTAGAACTCCATTCGCTTGGTCGTATAGGTACGTAGTCCCCAGCAATCTCTACAATTCTTTCTTCCTGCTCGTTCTCGACAACCAGCTGGTAAATCATTTGGTACAGAGGCTTAAGAAATGAGTTGGCAAAGTTACGTGCGATAATCTTTTGTCGCTGTTGCGACATGGTTGCCAGCTGCTCAACCATTGCAGCCGAGTTCTGCTTACTTATAGCGTCTTTGTTTAGACCTTGTGACAGCCTAGAGACACCAGTGTTGTCCTCTTTGTCCTCATCGAGCATCTGTATTGTTTGGAATACAAATGGGTTTAATGCTGCCTGGGGCATAGGCATTATGGCGTCGGGTCTACTCACATTTACGATGCCGCCGACCCTGTTGTCGATTAATTCGCGTGGATTAGTTAGACCGCCTTTGACCACCTGGTAACGTGGGTTATTTGTGATCATCGAGTGATCTAGGATCGATCGAGTTAATACTGTTCGAGCCGTCTGCGTTGGTACAACTTTAGATCCAAAGTTAGATCCAAAGAAGCTATGTGGAATCGGGAGTGGAACAAAAGTGCAGAATGGTTTCCGTGTTGTCTTTTCCTTATGTAGGA